CCTGACCAACGGCAAGTACGACGTGCGCCTGAAAATCGGGCCGAGTTTCAAAACCCAGCAGCAGGAAACGGCGAGTCAGGTCACCGAACTGTCGCGCAATTTCCCGCAGTTGATGACGGTGGCCGGCGATATCGTCTTCGACAACTTAAACTTTGCCGGCGCCGAAAAGATCGCAGAACGCTTGAGGCGCGCGATGCCCCCCAACCTGACCGAGGACGCAGACAAGAAACCGCAGCAGTTGCTGGCGCAGCAGAACGCGCAGCAGGCGCAGCAGATCGAGCAGTTGACTCAGGCGCTCACCCAACTCTCGGACGACGTCCGCGCCAAGCGGATCGAGGCGGAATCGCAGCAGCAGATCGAGGAAATGAAGATCGCCAGCAGCGATCGCCAGGCGGCCATGCGGGCGCAAGTGGACCTGGTCAAGGTCGAAGCGCAGTTGACGTCAACGGAGAACATCGCGCTACTCAAGTCGAAGGTGGCCGATCTGGAGCAGCAGATTGCGCTGATGGCGTCCGGTGCGGCCGCCGAGGCCGCGGAGCCATCCGAGCCAGGCGAAGCAATGCCGGGCGCCGGAATGCCGCCGCCGGGCGCAATGGGCGGCATCCCGCCCGCGGCGCCGCAGCCACAGTTTTGATTTATGCCAGACGAAGGGACGGCAGCCGCCAAATCCAAAGGATCCCGGCAGCGCCGCATTGAAGCTCTGAAACGCGAAAACGACGAATTAAGACGGCAAATAGCCGAGTTGTTGAACAAGTTTGTTTTATGCCAGACGAAGTAAACCTAACGCCCGAGCAAGGGACGGAAACCGCCACGGTGAGCGAGGCCCCGACAGATTTTCGGGAGTATGCCACGTGGCGGCGCACTGGTGAATTGCCCGAGGCGAAGGAAGCAATACCCGCGGCCGCGGGGGCAGATGCCGCTCAGGCAGCCGAACCGCAGGCCAAAACCGAACCGGACTCGGGAACGGATGATTCTCAGGAAGCAGGGGACAACGACGACGAAGAAGACAAGAGCGAGGGCGCGCCCGCCGGCAAACGCAAAGGCGGATCGCGGCAGCGCTATATCGACAAGCTGACCAGGGAGAACGAGGAGTTGAAGCGGTTGATCGCCGGTCGCGAACCGGTGACGCCACCGCACGATAAGCCCTCGGAACCCGCGCAGCCCGTCGCCGCCGGCAAGCCGAAACTCGAAAACTTCAAGACGCTCGAGGAGTATCAGGAAGCTCTGACGGACTGGAAACTCGATGAGCGCGAGCGCACCCGCAAAGAAGCGGACGCGCGAACGGCTCAAGAGGAAGCAGCCCGCACAGAGCAGGAGCGGTGGACGGCGAAGGAAAAGGCCGCACGCAAGGCGCACGACGACTACGACGACCTGATCGACACGGTGGTGATCCCGGCAGGGCCGGGAGTCCTGGCCGCCCGTCAGGCCATGCTCGAAGACGAACACGGCGCCGAACTCCTGTACCACCTGGCGAAGCACCCGAAGGAACTCGAGCGCATCGCTGCGCTGCCACCAGCCAGCGCAGTTTTGGCGATCGGCAAACTGTCCGCGAAGTTCGACACCCCTGCCACTGAAACCAATGGGAAGCCACGCATAACGGGCGCACCCAAGCCGCCGCCGCCGTCTGGAAGGCCTTCCAAGGCCACTCCGGACTCGATTGACGATCCGGAAGTCATTAAGGACTTCCCGCGGTGGGAGCGGTTACGGAAGGCGCAATTAGGGAGATAAACAGTGCCCAATACCCTTCTGACCTGGAGCATGATCACAAACGAACTCCTGCTCAGGTTCAAGAACAATCTCGCGTTCGCAGGCGCTCTCGAGCACACCTGGGACGATAAATTCGCGGTAACCGGCGCGAAGATCGGCGACACGCTGCGCCTGCGCGAGCCGGTCCTATTCGCCGCAGGGACGAATCCGGACATCACCGCGGCCATCCAGGACGTGATCGAAACCCAGAAAACCCTGACGCTGAATACGCAGGCCGTGGTGGCGTTCCAGTTCTCCTCTAGCGAACTGGCGTTGTCGATCGATTCGTTCAGTGACCGCTACCTCAAGAGCGCGGCCGTCTCGCTCGCCAATAAAATCGACGTCGACGGACTCACGATGGCGTATCAGGCTACCGCCAACACCGTGGGCACGCCCGGCACTCCGATCACCGCACTGGACCCGTTCTGGTCCGCGGGCGCCACTCTCGATGAGAACTCCGCGCCGATGGACGGGGAACGCTATATGGTCATTTCCCCGCGGCAGCAGGAAGGCGTCCTCAAAGCCGCGCAAGGGCTGTTCCAGTCTTCCACGCAGATCAAGCAGCAGTACGAGCGGGGCCGCATGGGAACAATGGGCGGCTTCGAGTGGATTATGGATCAGAACGTCCGCACCCACACCGTAGGCCCGCTCGGCGGCGCACCGCAGGTTGGCGCGGCCCTCCAGACCGGATCCACCCTGGCAGTGACCGGCTTTACCGCGGCTGCCGCGGCCCGGCTGAAGAAGGGCGACACGTTCACGCTACCGACCGTATTTGCGGTCAACCGCGTATCGGGCGATACTCTGGCGGCACTGCAGAAGTTCACCGTGACCGCGGACGTCTCGTCCATCGCTGACGGATCGGCGGTTATCCCGATCTCTCCGTCCATCGTCGTCACGGGCGCGGGCAAGACCGTCTCCAACTCGCCGGCCGCCGGCGCGCCGTTGACCATCACCAGCGGCACGGCGGGTTCGCTTTCGCCGCAGGGCATCGGCTTCCACAAATCGGCGTTTGTCATCGGCATGGCGCCGCTTCCGGTTCCGCTGGGCGAGCACTACGCCGCGAACCAGCAGGATCCGGACACCGGCTGCAGCGTCCGGGCCGTAAGCCAGTACGACATCAAAACCGACAAGTTCATCACCCGGTGCGACGTATTGTACGGCTTTGCAGCGCAACGTCCTGAGTGGGCCGTTCGCATCGCCAGCTAACCAGGAGCAGTCACGCCATGAAGCCGTCGGACGACTACCCGCGCATGATGTTCCACCGGACCAAAGAGCCGGTGATCGTGAAGTCGCAGGAGGAAGAAGACGGCTTAGGTCCGGAGTGGTCGCGCATTATCTGGCCGGCGTCTGCCATCGCCGCACCAGAGCCTGCGGCCACTCCTGAACCCCCGGAACCGCCGCAGGCCGGCTACGCCGAAGCGGTTCCGGAACCTGGCGGCCCTGCCGACCAGGTGACGGCGCTACGGCATGCCGTAGCAGCCCGAAAGGAGACTGCGCCGGCCGCTCCAATCCGGCCGGCGCGCGTCCTGCCCAAACCGCCGGCCAAACCTGCAACGAGGAGATCCAAAAAATGATGCCCGAAACCGAACGCGACGTGAAAGAGTGGCTGGCCGCCAATCCTACGGAAGCCTCGCCCGATGCGTACCCCAAGCTGATGTACAACGTCAACCTGCCGCCGCTAATTGTCCGGGACGCAGACAACGAGAACGCACTGGGCGAGGCCTGGCGGCAGTTGAATGTGGGCGTAATCCCGGAAGTGGCGCCGGTTACCATCGATCCGGAAACCGCGAACGTCCCGGCCGCGGGCGGGTCCGGTACATTCCACGTCACGGTCACCGGCATCGGCCTCGAGAACACGTGGACCGCCACCAAGGACTCCACCGCGGACTGGCTCACGGTCGTGCCAGAGGGGCCGCAGAACGCGGACGGTGACGTGACTTATACCGCCGCGGCCAATCTGGACGTGGAGCGCACCGCAAATATCTACGTCAACGGGAAAACCTTCGTAATTACGCAGGCCGCAGGGGTCTAGGTGCGGAGGTGCGTGCGGAGTGGCGGCACTGCCGCCATTCCGCCCGCTCATAGCGGGAAAAACCACAAGGAGTAGACAACGATGGCTTATCAAACACCACCGGTGGGCACGATTCTGCCGGCCAAACCAAATACGAGCGTACCGAACCCCGGCCCTGTCCACGGCACCGGTTCCGGCACCGACGAATGGCTCCAGGCGCAGGCGCAGGACACCGCATACGATAAAAACCTTGTCCTGCTCGAGGAATGGCATGCCGCGCAAAAGGATTCTCCCTCGCACGCGCAGCGCCTGGGC